TCGTCAGTCTTCTGAGGTAGGTGAACTTCGTAAAGTCGTAGACGATTACATTCAGACACAACTCTCACAAGCACCTCAACAACAAACTGTTGAGCCTGAAGACGATATAGACTACTTTACTGACCCACAAAAGGCAGTAAACCGAGCAATCGAGAACCATCCTAAGATTAGGGAAGCAGAGCAGTACGCTTCGGAACACCGTAAGCAAGCAGCTTTGGCTAATCTACAGCAGCGACATCCGGACATGCAAACTATTTTGCAAGATCCTAAGTTTGCTGAGTGGATTAAAGGATCTAAGATTAGGACTCAATTATTTGTAGCGGCAGACCAAGGATACGATCACGAAGCGGCTGACGAGCTATTCAGCACATGGAAAGAACGTCAGGGACTTGTTAATCAAACAGCTAATGTTGAAAGACAAGCGCGGAAAGAAAGTGTTAAGTCTGCTAGTACAGGTAACGCTCGTGGTACAGCCGAAGGATCACGCAAGAAAGTCTATCGTAGGGCCGACATTATTAAACTAATGAAAACTGACCCTGATCGGTATGCTGCATTATCAGACGAAATCTTAGCTGCATATTCGCAGGGTCGTGTTAAATAATCCTTTAGGAGATTAATATGGCTGACGAAACTTCCGGTGCGTTTTTTACAGCTAACGCTGTAGTAGACAAAGTAGCAGCAGGTACTTTTATTCCAGAAATTTGGAGTGATGAGATCATTGCTGCTTATCAAAAAACATTAAAAATGGCTCCTCTTGTCAAGAAGTTGTCAATGTCTGGCAAGAAAGGCGATGTAATTCACATCCCTAAGCCTACTCGTGGTTCTGCGTCTGCAAAAAACGAAGCCGCTGCGGTAACAATTCAAGCAAACCTTGAAGAAGAGTTGCAAGTAACTATTAACCGTCACTTTGAGTACTCACGACTCATTGAAGACATCGTTGAAGTACAGGCTCTCTCAAGCCTCCGTCAGTTCTACACGTCAGATGCTGGTTATGCTCTTGCTAAGCAAGTAGACACTGACCTCATCAATGCTGGTACTGGCTTTGGTAACGGTACGCGAACTGCTTCACCTACGGATGCTTCATCTTGGGTTAACAGCAACGCTTACTACTTCAACGCTTCTTCAGGTCTTGCCACATTTGCTGCTGACACTGTAGCTACTGGCGATAACTTTACGGACCTTGGTTTCCGTGAAGCTATCAAGTTGATGGACGACGCTGACGTACCGATGGAAGGACGAGTGATTGTTATTCCTCCGGCTGTTCGTAAGTCTATCATGGGTGTTGATCGTTACGTGTCTTCTGACTTCGTAGGCGGTCGTGGTGTTGAGTCAGGCTTGATTGGTAACCTGTACGGCGTTGACGTATATGTTTCTAGCAACGCTCCTGTACTTGAGACTGCTGCTCAGAACGCTGGCGGTTCAATTGCTGTACGTGGTTGCTTGTTCTTCCACAACGAAGCACTGATCCTTGCAGAGCAACTTTCTGTACGTTCACAGACTCAGTACAAGCAAGAGTACCTGTCAACTCTCTACACTGCCGACACTCTGTACGGCGTAGAGACTTACCGTCCTGAAGCTGGATTTATCCTCGCTGTAGCTGACGAGTAAGAACCTCTGGGGGTCTTCATGGCCCCCTTTCCTTTCTCTTCTTTTGTGGATACTGGCGGGTAACTATGGGCATATTTCGTGGTAGCGGTGGTAGTGGTGAAGCAACGACAGATGTCTACGCTTCTACTATTTCTGGCTACGCTCAAGATGCCGCTGCATCAGCCGCCGCAGCAGAAGCATCGGCAAACTCTATTCAAGAAGCTGGGTACTTAACTCAAAGTACCGCAGACACTCTATACGAACCCCTTATTGCCACAATAAACCGAATGACATTTTACCGTCAGGCTACTCAGCCTAGTGGCGGTACTTATCGTGAGGGCGATATGTGGTACAAAACAGACGACGAAGATTTATACTTTTACAGAGAAGTTTCAACAAACGTATATAGTTGGGTGTTGTTAAGTACGGCTACTGACAACTCCGACACACTAGATGGAGGCTCCTACTAATGGCCCAAACAATCAAGATCAAACGATCTACGGGGTCAGCGGCCCCTTCTACTCTTGCACAAGGTGAATTAGCCTATTCTAAAGGCTCTGACACCCTTTACGTTGGTGACCCGGCAGCGGCGAACACTCCAATTGCTGTTGGTGGCGCAATCAAAAACAACGCTGGCTCTCCGGTTCTTGCAACAGGTGTTACAGCGGCTGAGATTCGCACACTGATTGACGTCGACCAAGCGGGTACTGACAACTCGGCTGGCACAAACATTACGGTCACCGAGGGTGCGTCTACCGTTACGATTGCATCATCTACCGGCACTGATGACTCAATCGCGGCGGCTACAACTAGTCTTGCGGGTGTCATGACCGCATCAGACAAAACCAAGTTGGACGGAGTTGAAGCGTCAGCAGACGTTACTGATGCAACAAACGTAACGTCAAGTCTCGTTGCGGCGACTGCTATTTCCGCAGGAGATAAAACAACCATCCAAAGCAACCTTGGTGTTGACCCTGCTGGCACTGACAACTCCACAGATGTCACACTAGGCGGGACACTCGACTACCTGACCATCTCAGGTCAGACCATTACTCGTAACGCTATCGACCTATCTACCGATGTTACTGGCTCACTGCCAAACGCTTCAGTCTCAGGTCTTGGCGCTCTTGCAACACTTAGCTCTGTTAATGCGTCAACCATTACTGACAACTCGGTCGGTGCGGCAGAGCTTAACGTCTCTGGAAACGGCACATCCGGTCAGGCTCTTGTGTCTGATGGAGACGGTTCGTTTAGCTGGTCAACCATCTCTGTTACTGACAACGATGTTTCTGTGGCAAACCTACAGACCCGTCTTAGTGAAATCAGCACAGCAACAAACTTTGGCACGGGTGCAAGCGCAGACGTTACATTCTCTGCTGACGTTACAATCAGCGGTGACTTGACTGTCAGCGGTACAACCACAACGGTCAACACAGAAACCATTAACCTTGCTGACAACATCATCACGTTAAATAGCAACGAGACTGGCGCTCCAACTGAGAACGCTGGTATCGAGGTTGAGCGTGGTACAAGCACAAACGTATCACTTCGGTGGAACGAGACGGATGACGTCTGGGAATTCACCACGGACGGCACAACCTACGTTGACGTTTTCGATACGTCATTAGACAAAATTGTAATTGGTGGTGGAGCGACTGCTGGTGGTACAACACCTGTTGCTATTGGCGCGAATAGCTACGCAAACGCTCAGGGCGTTGCAATCGGCGACCAAGCAAACGCAAGTACGTCAGGCTCAGTTGCTATTGGCTTGGACGCAACGGTTGCTGGCGGCGTAAATGGCATCGCAATTGGTTCTTACTCTGACGCTCGTGCTCAATACAGTATTGCAATCGGTAACAACTCAGGTGTCTCTTCGACAGGTCAGTTCAATACGCTGTTAGGATACGGCGCTGGCTTTGGCTCTGGTACTGGTAGCAACGCACTGCATCTTGTTTCTGATGGTGGTACGACGTCAGTCGCAGAAAGCGGACACATGCTCATTCAGACCACTACTGCGAAGATTGAGTACACGGATACCAATGGCTTTGTTTTCACGGAAGACGTATCAGGCACTCCGGTGACTTATAATCTGAGTGACTTTGGCGACATCACTTCAGTGCAAATATCTTCAACTGATGGCTCAATTACTGGCACTGGCACTGGCTCCACTGGTGCGATATCGTTTGACCTTGAAGTAGGAACCATTGACGGTGGAACATATTAATGGCTCAAACCATAAAGCTAAAGCGCGGAACAACTACCCCAACGACGAGTAACATCGTCAGCGGGGAGGTTGCTATTGATACATCCGCGCAGAAGCTCTACATCAACGATAGCGGTACAATCAAAGAAATCGGTGGTGGCGGCGGTGGCGGTGGTTTGACTCGCGCCCAAGCCACTGCGATCACACTAGTATTCGGGTGATTTAATATGGCGGCTCCAAACATCGCTGGACTGACTACAGTCACCGGCAAAACAGCAACACAGGCAGTCGGTACATCTGCCACGGCTATTGTTAGCAACGCAGCGTCAAGCGGTAAGGTGTTTAAAGTCAACACGCTGATGGTTGCCAACGTCGACGGTACGAATAACGCCGACATCACTGTTGACCACTACAACGGAACAACAGCGTATCACTTGGCAAAGACAATCACTGTCCCTGCCGATGCTTCTTTGGTTGTTATCTCCAAAGAAACGCAGATTTATCTACAGGAAGGCGAGTCAATTCGTCTGACGGCTAGCGCGGCGTCTGACCTTGAAGCAGTGTGCAGTTACGAAGAGATTAGCTGATGGCTAGTAATGTCGCATCGCTTTACGATAATGGCGGCATGATTGGTGCGACGCTAGACCTTGGCTCGACTGAACAATATATTCTTAGCTCAACAGGCGGTACCCCATCGATTGTAGGCACAGCGAGCGCAAGCGGAGCCAACTCAGTTAGCTTGACAGGTATTACAGGACTGGCTGAGGGCGACTTGGTTCTTGTTTGCATTACATCTGACGAATCAACTGAAAACACCACGATTACATCAAGCGGGTGGACGGCAATTTCAGACAATGTGTTTAGTGCAAGTATTAACACTACCATTGCCTACAAAGTTATGGGCGCAACTGTTGATACAAGCATTGGAATCACTTCTGTAGTTGATGCAATAACCGTTATTGCAATGAGTGATGTAGAGTATCTCAGCGGTGCTAGTACGACATCAAGTTTTGGTACGTCTATCGACCCACCATCTGTGACAGTTGCGTCTGACGATTCAATTGTTTTGGTTTTAGCGGCTATTGATGACGACAACTCAACAATCTCATCTCCACCGACAGGTTACACAACAGCAGTACAAGACGGACGATTGGGCGGCTCTAACGCTATTATGTACAAAACCGGAGTCTCTGCTGGAACAGAAGACCCGAGCACTCTGGTGTGGTCTTCAAGCGATTCAAAGTGGGCGGTGACTTTAGAATTCGGGCCAACAGCCTCGGTTACCTACGGAAACTACAAAAACTCAGGCATCTGGAGTATGGATGCTGTTTATGAGCTTTTACAGCCATTATCTTATGAGTTTCTTTCAATACAAGAGAATGAAGCAGACGCAACGACCTACAATTTCACAAGCACTCCGCTTGGGACAGCAAAATCAAACAGAACCATTGTGGTTGCGGTAACGCACGGCGCAAATCCAAACGTTGATGTAAGCAGTGTTTCTGTCGCCGGTTCTTCTGCTTCCATTGTTACAGGTAGCGCGGCTTATAACCCAGCAGTAAGCTCTGTCCATTCGGGAATTGTATTTTACACAGTCGCACTCTCATCTGGTACAAGCGGAACCGTGTCAGTTGCTTTTAGCGGCACGTCATCGAGATGCGAAATTGCGGTGTGGGCTGTTTATGGTAACGGCTTGACCGTACAAGACACGGCAACAGCAAACACAAACTCAAGCCCTCACACGTTAGATGTAGACACAGTAAACCCAAGCGTAGTTCTTGCGATGGCGTACAACGTGGAATCTACTGCTGGTGCAGGAAACTATGATATTACTTGGTCAGGCGTAACACTTGATGACGAAGTAAATCCAACTGCATCCGGTGGCACAACAAGAGAAATGTCTGCGGCTAGTGTACGGGCGTTGGCTACAGAAACTCGGTCAGTTTCTGCATCTTATTCATCTGCAAACTTTGCACTAAGCTCTTGCATAAGTATAAGAGAAACGTAATGCGTAAACATATCCGCAAATTTCGACAGAACATCAAAAACGCACTGGCAGGTTCGGATGTGCCTTTTGTTGATTTGGTCGAAGGCGCGGGAGGAATTACTGGACTGCGTTCTCATAGTCAGGCGAAGCGCGTCGGTGCGTGGCCGCCAACAGAGGAGCCGTCAGATATTTCGTTTGTTGCTGTTAGCGGCTCGATGTCTAGCAGTAACACAACAACAGCAAGTGTGTCTCTGCCGACAGGCACTCAGACCGGAGACTTTTGTATCGTCGCTGTGTTTTTAGACAATAAGACTGTTGCTGTCACTACCCCAACAGGCTGGACTCTTATTGGCAACGGTGACACCAACGAATACCCGCGCTCGTTTGTTTATGGGCGAATCATTCAATCTGGCGACACTGGATTTAGCGCAACACAAGACGCAGAAGCCAACATGATTATCGCTGGCTCGTTTAGGAAGGCTGACGGAATAACGTCATTCACTACTCGCAATTTTGCTAACGACAAAGGTGTTTCGGCATTGAGCGCATCACTAAGCTCTACCAATGCGACAGTGCCAACCATAGCGGTTGCAATGCTTGCTGGACGCACAACGCAGTCACCGACAATGACATGGGGTGGTGCAACGATTAAAACAGACACGACCACTGGCGGTACGCGCTCGTTAGGTTATGTGATTTACAATAGCGGTACACCAGCATCGCATACGGTCACAGCAAACGATACGGGTCGGCAGTCGCTGTCGGTGTTTTACATAGATTTGGAGTAAACGATGACTCTATACACAAAAGACGGAAGCTATCCGGCAGAGCTACCAGACAGAATCAGACTGTCAGACGGGACAACCAAGACTGACGCCAGTACGTTTACTGCGGATGAGATTGCTGATGCGGGGTACGTTGCTGTCGCTGACAGACCTGCGTCAACGCAGTTTCAGGACGTTGTGTGGAGTGGCTCAGAGTGGGTTGTTGCTGACTGGGCTGATGATCGCATAGCTCAATACTGGCGAGACGTTAGGGATACTCTGCTATCCGATACGGACGTTTTTGGCTTGTCAGACGTACCCATGAGTCCAGAAATTCAAACGTACCGCCAAGAGCTTAGAGACGTACCACAACAGGTTGGGTTTCCACACACGATCACTTGGCCCACACACCCGGATGACATTGAATAAAGGTATAACAAATGACTGACTATACTAAGACAACAGACTTTGAAGCTAAAGACAGCTTACCGTCAGGCGACACTAACAAGGTTGTCCGTGGTTCTGAGTTTGAAGTAGAATTTGATAACATTGCAACTGCTATTGCCACTAAAGCTAACAAGGCTAGTCCTACGTTTACTGGTACGGCTACAATTCCTACTGCTTCTATTACTACGTTAAACCTTGGTGGTGTTGCTGTTACTTCTACTGCTTCTGAGCTTAACTTGCTCGATGGCGTTACTGCTACGACTGCTGAGATTAATTACCTTGATGGTGTTACGTCTAACATTCAAACTCAGATTGATGGTCTTGGTACAGGTGACGGCTCAGTAACAAGCGTTGCTATGACGGTTCCTACAGGCCTGTCTGTTGCAGGTACGCCAATTACTACGTCAGGAACTTTGGCTGTTACTTATGCTACTGGCTACGCTATTCCTACTACAGCAAAGCAAACACAGTGGGACACGGCGTACGGCTGGGGTGATCACGCTAGTGCTGGTTATGCACCTACTGCGTCTCCTACGTTTACAGGAACAGTGACTGCGCCTACCGTAGACATTAACGCAGGTGCAATTGACGGCACAACAATTGGTGCTGCTAGTGCTGCTGCTGGTACGTTTACTACGGCTACAGCAACAAGTGTTGTTCTAGGTCTTTGGACTATTAGCGTAATTGCTAACGAACTTGTATTTGATTATAACGGTACGGATGTATTTAAGCTGAAGACTACAGGCGAAGTTGTTTCTGCTAACGATATCACTGCATTTGGTACAGTCTAATGGCTCTTCAGGCTAGTGGTGCAATAAAGCTGTCAGAGATTCAAACAGAGTTTGGAGGAACTAATCCTATTTCTCTGTCTGAGTATTATGACGCTGATACTGGTGTTCCTGCTAGTGGCGTTATTTCGCTTACTGACTTTTATGGTACGTCTGCTGTTACTGAAACAACCGTTACTGTTACTGAAGGTTATGCTCAAGTTTTAGGTTTCCTAGATCTATACGGTTATAACGATACTAGTGCTATAGGGTCTAGGTCACCAACAACTTATAAAGGATACACTATTGTAGAGCTTGATTATGTAACAGACACTACGTCTATTTGGGACTTTTTTGTCCGTTTAGAAAACACAGGAAATGGTACAAATCCTCCAGCAGATGTATTTACTTCTGCCACAATAGATGTAAACGGTGGGACTTTACAGTTAGATGTTTCTGGTGCAACTACAGCTACAGACGGAACAGAAAGAAGGTATTGGAAATTCCCTATTGCTTCTGGAGACAGAACTGCTGTAGCAACGCAATGGAACGGATCAGGCACTTCAGACGTTGTAATAACGGACGCTTAATATGATTACAGTAACTTACAATCAACCGGCTCCTGAAGACACAAGACTTGAAGGCGTTTACTTTATTGATGGAGTAGAGTCTGGAACTTGGTCAACACCTTTGCTTGAAACAATTGAAGTAACAGAAACCTATATTGTTCAGGTTTTAGAGCTACAACAACAAATGAGTAATGGCTAAGGATATTTACATGGACATTGATTTACGCTTAGATCGTCTAGAGGTAAAGATCGACAAGCTGTCCGAAGCGTTGTCTTTGCTTGCCCGTGTAGAAGAGAAGATACACTCAGCGAATGGTCGTATTGATCGACTTGAGTACAGGGCTGATGAACAAGAGCGTGACACAGACGCTATTAAAGGGATTGTTGGCTACAACCAACAGCACGTTAAAAACATGGAACGATTAGTTTGGATTGTTGTTAGTGCGCTAGTCGCTGCTACTACATACTACTTGAGGTAAGAATGATAGAACTGCTTATTACAAGCGTCTCTTCTCTGCTCGATAAGTTTATTCCAGACGCAGACGAGAAAGCGAGGTTAGCACATGAAATTGCAACTCTGGCCGAGAGACAGGCACATGAAATTGCCAAAGCTCAAATCCAAGTCAACAAAGAAGAAGCGCAAAGCCAGTCCCTATTTGTTAGCGGATGGAGACCTGCTGCTGGTTGGTCTTGCGTGTTGGGTCTATCTTTTAACTTCGTTATATCTCCGCTCGGTAACTTCGCTTTAGCAGTGTCAGGTAGTGACGTAGTGTTACCTACTCTGGATTTGTCTACGATGATGCCAGTGCTGTTAGGTATGCTGGGCTTAGGTGGTTTGCGTAGTTATGAACGTACTCGTAATGTAGCGAGGGGACAGTAATGCCAAGCAATGCTTATTATGAAAGTATAGACGTATCTTCTTTATCTCCAGAAGATTATGATGAGTTTGAAGCATTATTAAATTCTTATATTCAAGCTGATTATGCTTGGGACCCTCAATATTCTCGTTTTATAAGCAGGGACCCTTCA